GGGGTCTGCCGCAACTGTCGTGGCGCAGCTCAGCGGTTGCTGCCCTACGATCACCAGCCACCGCTGATCTTCTACCGAAAGGCAGAAGAAAAGCTGTTCTTCGGGGCTGAGATCGAGCTGGAGATGAACGATGCTGAATCGGATCAGCATGTGGCTGAGCATGCGGCGGATGTCATCAGCTATCCCGGGTGCAAGAGCTTCATGTTCGCCAAGCGCGATGGCTCGCTCACCAGGGGCGCTGAGTTCGTGTCACAACCGTTCAGTTGGGAATGGTTCATGCAGGAGCAAGAGCGGTTCAAGGACATCTTTCAGCGCATGCGCGAGCAAGACTTCGAGGCCAAGCGGACGTGCGGGCTACACATCCATGTGTCGCGCCAGCCGCACACCAGCCTTGAGGAGTTCAGGCTCTTGCAACTGGTCTATGAGAACACGAACCAGTGGATCGCAGCCAGCAGGCGCGTGAACACGAACTACTGCAAGTTCAGCACCGAGGACGTGTCGTTCAAGCGGCGGGTACAGGTAGCCCGTGATCGTGGGTTCTTCAATGATCGCTACATCGCGCTCAATCCTAGTCGCCATGACACGCTCGAATGGCGTCTGTGGAGCGGGACGGGGCAGTTTGCCAAGTTCGCATCAGCTCTGGCCATGACCGCTGGAGCGCACGCCTTCGCCCGTTCAGGGGCCACAGGCGTCAAGCCGAAATGGGACAAGTTCAGAGAGTTCGTCACCAACCACAGCGAGTTCGGCCCGTTGGCTGTCTCGCGCTTCGTCGCAGAAAGCGCCTAATCCAATGTGCATCATCAGCTTCATGCCATCCAAAGCCCAGCGTGTTGGTGAGGACATCCTCGCCAAGTGCTGGTCATCCAACCCCGACGGGGCTGGGTTGATGTACCCCAACACCGAGCGTTCGATCCTGGTCGTGGACAAGGGGCATATGACCCTCGCCGCGCTCCAGGCCGCGTTCAAGCTGGTGCCCGAAGGCGTGCCCGTCGCTGTGCACTTCCGCATCGCCACCCACGGCCCGAAGGATCAGGCGAATACCCACCCACATGTGGTGTGGCCCGATGAAGTGGCCATCGTGCACAATGGGATACTTCCCATTGGGGCACCTGCGGACTCAAAGGAAAGCGACACAGCCCGCTTTGCGCGGTTGGTGTTGCCAGGCCTTGCCAAGACGTGGTGGAAGAACGCAGCCATGTGCCACCTCATCGAAGAATACATGGGAAAAGGAAATAAGCTCGTCGTGATGGACCAAACCGGATCGTACAAGATCCTCAACGAGGAAGCAGGAGTCTGGGACTCGGGGGTGTGGTTCTCGAACTCGACGTTTCGCCCGTATTCTTACTCGACTGCGGTGCGCGTCTGGGGTGGCTACAGCGACGACGATTACACATCTGGATGGCAAACGGCTATCAAAACGGGAGAAGCGAGTGGTCAAGCAGTGGTTAGCCAAGCACCCACGCATGTCAGTGGAGGAAGTACAGTTCAGCCTGCAAGCCATGGCGTGGACGCAGGCAGTGGAGACAAGGCGGCGCATCCAGAAGGGATCGCCCTGACCTCGCTCAACAGTGATGATCCGCTCGATCCACTGCTCGATCAGATCGTGCAGGGGCAGCTCACCGCTGATGACCGCAAGATCCTCGAAATGGACATCGGCACGATGACCGATGACCAGTTCGCGCGATACGAACTGATGGTGTGCCCGTGAGCACCGTCGTCAAAGCCAGCTACAAGGTCGGTGGTTCCTACTACCGCACCTTGGAGAAGCGACTCGCAGGCAGCGTCATGGCCAACGTGAACGTGTTTGCAACCCTGACCAGCATCCTGTTCACCTGCCCGCAGGTGCAGTGCTTGGCCACGGCGCGCGACATCCGCGCGATCTGCCCCAAGTCGCTCTGGGGCACACTCCGGGCCAAGCTGGTCAACGGGACTGATGGAACGAAGCATGTGCAATACAGCCTGGACAACCCAGGGATTCAGCAGCGCAGGGCGCGCGTGGACGCGCTCTATATGCGCGCTGCTCGAATCATCGAAGCGCGCCGTGTTGCCAAGAACATTGCCGCCGAAGCCGTCAAGACCGCACTCAACAGCCTGAAAGGAGCTGCCCATGTCCAAGATCAAACGCCAACCGAAATCGACCTTGCCCCTATCCGCGTGGAATGACCTAGAGGCACTGCAATCGCGCATCCGGCGCATGGCCATCACGAACCCAAAAGGGTTCGTGGTGGCGTCGGTTGTGGCAGATGAGCTGGGTGCAATCCTGACGCGGTACCACCCCCAGAACGATCCCGGATTGGATTACCTATGAAAGACCTCCAGGACATCATGCCACACGACCCGTTCAGCCTAGAGCCGATTCTGTGGCCGAGCGGGGCAGTGGGTATCCCGCACGAGTCCTCGGGATACTGCGGGCACTCGACCCTACGGATGACCCACGTGAATCGAGAGCTGATAACCATGATCCTCGGGGCAGCGAGTAGCTGTGAATGGGCCGTTGCGATGTGGGAGCAGTTCTTTCGGGGCAGTGGTGATTGGCCTGTTGATAGGCGCTGGGGGGTATGGCGGCAGGTGCAGGTGCTTGCACATGTGGTGCGGTGTGGTGCTGTGCGCCCCACCACATCGCAGTGCATGGGCATCTGGGCACCGGCACAGGTGGCACAGCCCGCCGCACCGTGCCCACCTGTGGTCATCCACGATGAGACGCAGGTGCAGGGGCAGAACGATGTGCCGTTCGATGAGCGCGCCTACATGATTAGCCCAGACGCGCAGCGGCACATGGATGCCCTAGAGGCAGATATGCGGGCTGCCCTGGATCGGCACTTGGCTGTGCGTTTTGAGCGCGTCGATGTCGATGAGCGGGCGCGCGCCATGCAGCGGGCAACAGAGGCTATGATGGCGCGAGATGTGCGCATGCCGCCACAGATGGCCGCGAACTACCGCGAGCAGCTCAGGGACTATGCGGCCCAGGATGTGCGCATGATGCGGCAGTTGCAGGAGCAGGTGAACATGACGGGGGTGATGGTGCCCAGACCGCTGAACGTGCAGCAACTCCTACGTGAACGGCCCGTGAACCTGGGACCAGGGCAGATCACTGAGATCATCGGTGAAGCGAGGCCCCTGGCCTCGGCTGCGCCCAGGCCTGCTTCCCCTGTGCTTAATGATGGTTCCCCTGGGCTGGCCGTCGGTCCAGGGGTGGAGGGTGTTCCAGGTTGGAGTGAAACCACATAACAGGAGGAGCCTATGCGCTTCGTCGATTCGTTGTACATGGCCTCCGCACTGCTCATATTCGTGGGCGGTGCGGTTGCCTATCAGCAGGGACCCGCATCCGCGATTCCCTTATTCATCATCGCTGGCGCGCTCGGCGTCGGCGCTTTTGTGGCCACGGCCACAGGAAGGACTCAGAAGTGAAAAAGTTTAACACCTTCGACGCATGGCGGGATGCCGCTTCGCTCGAAGCCCGCCGCGCGGTTGCCAAGCTCATCAAACGCACGGCCAATGATGAGGTGCGGGCATCGACCTGGGACAGCCAGGACGGCCCGCCTACCACGCAAGTGGTGGTGATCTACAAGCGCCCGGTCAGTGCCGCGCTCGCCAAGGAATGGGGGCGGCTACGCGCCGCTTGGGAAGTGAAGTACAAGGCCAGCGAGGAGGCCTCCAACCTGCGCAGTGCACTCAAGCTGGCCAAAACTCTTGGGTACGACGCCCAGGAGAAGTTGATCCACGAACTCACAAAGGATGGAACATTCCATGGCTAACTACCCCGTAAAGGGCCTCGCCTACAACCACCGAGCTGAAGGGGATCTGTCCTTCAAGGTTGAGGGCAGGAGAGAGGTCGTCCTCTACAAAGACCAACCCATCAACATCTACGAGCCGAGCTGTGCCTGCGTGCTGCCCAATGGCATCACACTGATCGTCGGGCACGAATCCACCATCGTGATCGACACCGAGGGTGTCGCCTACGAAATACCGACCCGTTAAAGGAAACCACATGACCACTGCAACCAAAACCAAGCGCCCCTTAGCGGTGCGCGAAACCCAATCCCTTATCATGGTGCGCTGCATCACGCGCATCGTCGGTGCGCGCAAGTTCACCTTCTGGCAGGCTGATGGCTGCCAGAAATGGATTGGGCGGGGGTGCCACATGAAGGCGATGAGTGACGCGGTGCGCAATGCACCTGTGGTCACCACGACAGGCAAGTCGTGAACAAGAGCAAGCCCGGATGCCGTACCCGCGAGCTGATCGAGGTTGTTCGGGTCGGGATTGAGCAGAAGAACAACGGGCGCTGGGTGCTCTGGTCGCACTGCCGTGGGCAGGCCAAGATCACCCGCATCTTCCCAGGCTATGACTACCGCTGGCGCGAGGAGGCCGTGAAGGCGCTCAGCGATTGGTTGTGTGGGCCATGAACGCACAGCAGCAGAAGAAAGCGGACATGCCCCTGGTTGAGCTGTTCTTAGAGAACATCGGGCAGTACGAGGACCTCAGCCTACGGGGCAACATCGCCAAGGCGGTCGCGCGGCAGCTTGAACGGTTGCTGGTGCGCGATGCTGCGCGCATCCAGCAACACAGGCGCAGGAAGCTGCGCTTGGGAGGTGAGCGATGAGTGACTTTGACGTCGATGGTTTGCACTTCGATGAGATCATCCCGACAGACAACCGATGCGCGATGTGTAAGTGGGAGATCCCGGACGGCGCAGCGGTGCTCATTACCAAGGACGGCTTGGTGTGGCACCCGCTGTGCCGGGACAGGTACCTCGCAGCTCGCAAGGCGAAAGAGCGGGGGAGTGATGAATGAGAGGAGGCGCGCTCCGTGTGAGCGCGCTTTCTGCATGCCGGGTTGACTCTGCGTAACGGCAAAGCCAGGATCAAGCGTGCGCACGTCTCGACAAGGCACCTTGGACCCGACCGCAGGGAGAAGGGCTCCGAGCTGTGGTAGATGCAGGCTCCTGGGTGCGACTGGCCTCGGCTGCGCAGCAGCGTCTGGGGTGCTTTGCAGGCTCCCCTGTTGCTGGCCTTGGTCCAGTCGGGTGGGGGTGTTCCGGTGTGGTAGGGCACAAACCCGCCCAGCGCGCAAGCGATCACCAACGCCACCCGGAACGAGGTATCCCATGTCCGATCTTCTCCTCGCTCTCGCCAACGCGAAGCCCGCCAACGCTGTCCCGGTCGCGGACGACACCTACGAGGTCGTCGTCGTGTCCGCGCAGATCAAGGCGGGCAACACCGTGCCGCTGCTGCTGCGGCTGGATCTGGAGACGCGCCAGGGCCGCGCCACGGGCGGCAAGTTCACGGGGCGGCGTCAGGTCAAGAACCAGTCGATCAGCGTCAAGGCTGCTGACTTCGTCGCGGGCCTGATGAAGGCGTGCGAGATGTCGGACGTGCTCGCGGATGAGACGCTCCGCAAGGCGTTCCTCGCCGGGGAGGAAGTGGTCATGCGCCGCTTCGTGGGCAAGCGCCTCACCGTGGTGCGCGCCAAGTCCAAGGACTCGGACGAGGTGCGGCTCGACATCGTGCTCCCGGACGAGCTGGGCGAGTGAAAATACAGCCCGCATCCCGCAAGGGGTGCGGGCTGTTTTCATGTTTAGCGGACGCCAGGATGTACTCAGTAGTAAGGGGAGGCGAAAACCGGGGGAGATGCTACACGACGTAAGAACCGCTAGCGAACGGGTCTTAGGTGTGAAATGTAACTGTGTAGCATCTTTCCCTTGCGTAGTAAAATACAAAGTACAGGTGGCGGTGTACCTGTCCTCTCCTATATGGTAGTTTCTTTCACACATCTCATAGATAAGTAGTTACACATTACTTTTTAGGTGCAAGCCGTGTGCGATACTGGAGATACGTCGTGTAACTTGTTTTGGTCGCACAACGCGTTGTGCGGGATTTTGCCTGTCGCATGGCCTCAAGCCCTTAAAACGTCTAGAGATATAGCGGAATCAGTGGTACGGGCTATCGGTCCATGCGTGTCGTAGTAAGGAGAATCCTATGAGCACCTACGAACACGACCGCTGCCCTGGCTGTCGCTTCCTGTACACCAAGACCATCCGTGGCCATGTCGTGGATTACTGGGTGTGCGGTGACGCGGAAGATGTCACGTTCATCGCCCGCTACGGGAACAACGGTGGTGATTATGTCACGGACAACTCGCCCGCTGAGGTAGATGCGCTCCTGGGCGTGATCTCCCCGTGGGACGCGCTGCGTGAGATGTATGAGCAGCGCATCCGCGATAGGCACGAAAGCCGTACCTGCGAGCAGGACTGCCCGCTGTGCGCTGCTCAGGTAGATCGCGCCCTGGAGCTGGAAGCGGAGATGAACGATGGCCCGCGCGTGTCCGCTGGTTGGCTGAACAACTGGGAAGCACAACAGGCGTGACGCAATAGCCTCCGCGCGAGCGGGGGCTATCGTCATGCCTATCGAACAAACGATATATCGCGGATCGCCACGCCTCGCGTCCGCGCACGCGCAATCGCACACGCAGGGCGAGGGACGGGCACAAGACGCATGCGTATAGTGCACCTCGCCTCGTCGCACATACGATGTACCACAACAGTCAACCCCTCGACCCCATTGCCACTTTATCCGCAATCGCATCTCTCGAATGGATGTTATGGGTCCCTCGGAAGAAAACGCGGAGCATTTTCGACCCTCAAGCGTTTTTGAGCTATCTCGATTGTCTCCGATGCGCCCTTGTCTACCAGCTCGACCACGTTACAACACGGTCATGGCGTCTCCCCAACGAGTCATCCACAGCAACGTGGCGCGCTTGAAGTCGATGCTCCCGGTAGCGAGCTACCTGCATCTGCTGCACCAGGGCGCGATGACCGGATTCCTCCCCCGGTTCACCCCCGAGGGGCGACCCACCGGGCAGTTCGATAACCTGTCGCCACGGGACCGCACCGATCTGGCGCGCTACCTGCTCGACAAGGTGCTCCCTGACGCGCCCAAGGAACTCGCACTCGTCTCCCTCCCGCCCTCGGCGGATGATGCCCTGAACCCCGCTGTCCTACGCCACCTGACCACCGACGAGCTGCGCCGGATCGCCTCCCCCGAGAAGGAAGAAACCCTTGACCTCGACACCCCCCAAGCCGAGTCCGTCGCCGTCGCCATCCCCGTTGCTCCTAGCGAAGCAGGAGTTGGCGCGTCGTGAGCTTGCCCGGCGCTCTCTGCTGGATTTTACTCTGGCAACCCGCCCCGGCTATCAGGTGGGCTGGATCCACAAAGAGGTCACTGATCTCCTGGATGCGTTCATCGAGGCAGTCGAACGTCGTCTATCCCCGCGACTTATCATCCAGCTCCCGCCGAGGCACGGTAAATCGGAGATTGTTAGCCGTAGGTTTCCAGCCTATCTCCTCGGAAAACACCCCGAATGGGAGGTGGTCTGCGCCACCTACAACCAGGACCTCGCGGATGACCTCGGCCGAGATGTCCGCGCGCTGATGCACGAGCCACTGTATAACGACCTGTTCCCGGAGACCACGCTGCGCAAGGACTCGAACTCGGTCAGCTACATGAAAACCCCGCAGGGTGGCTCCTACACCTCCGTGGGCATCGGCGGTGCCCTGGTCGGGCGCGGTCTGCATGTGGGCATCATCGACGACCCGGTGAAGAACCGCGAGGACGCGGATTCCGCGCTGATCCGCGAGGCCACCTGGAAGTGGTACCAGTCGGTCTTTCGCACGCGCGCCGCCCCGGGCGCGGGGATCGTCGTCCTCCAGACCCGGTGGCACGAGGACGACCTCGCCGGGAAGATCCAGCTCCAGGCCCAAGAAAATGAGAAGGGTGATCGCTGGCACGTCTATTCCTACCCGGCTATCGCCACCCAGGACGAACCCCACCGCAAAACCAACGAGGCGCTGCACCCGGAGCGGTGGCCCGCCACCGAACTCCTCACCCTCAAGAACACGGTCGATGCGCGCGAGTGGTCGGCGCTCTACCAGCAGAACCCGGTGCCGTTGGAAGGCCTGCTGCTCAAGCGCGACTGGCAGCACTGGGAGCGCCCCGCCCCGAAAGCCAAGCTGAACTGGTACATCACCACCGACTTCGCCATCGGGGAGAAATCCACCAATGACTACACCGTTCTATGGCCCTTCGCGGTGGACGACGCGGACAACATCTACTTCGGCCCGGCTGTGCGCGGACGCTGGCCAGCGGGCGACATCATCGAGAAACTCTGCGATCTGTGCGATACCTACAAGCCGGTACAGATCGCCATCGAAAATGTGCACATTTCCAAGACTTTTGGCCCCTTTCTCAAAAAGCGCATGCAGGAGCGTCGCCTGTACGTGCCCCTCTGGGATTTCACCCAGACCCGGGATAAGGTCGCGCGCTCCGCGTCCCTGCGCGGGCGCATGCAGCAGGGCAAGGTTTTCCTCGATCCGGTCTGCCGCCCGGATGTCGAGCCTGAGTTCCTGGCCTTTCCCGCCGGACGACACGACGATCTCGTCGATGCTGCGTCCTGCGGCATGCTTATGCTCGACACGCTGCTTACCGCTCCCGGGCAGCCTAAACCAAAAGAGGAAGCAGCTCCAAAGTGGTCCATGGAGTGGATGAAGCTGCGCATCGCGCAGTCGTCGGCTGATGATCGCAGCCATGTGCCGCGTCACCTCAACGGCAAGGTGCGCGAGAAGCCCGCGCCCCGGGAGAAGAAAACCTCATGGAGGTGAACCCCATCATCCCGATCACCAACCGACCGGGCTGCTTCGCGGTGCTCCACCAGGAAGCTGCGCAGCGGATCACGCAGGGCTACATGAAGCTCTATGAGCGCAACGGCCTGGTGATCGCAGAGACGATCACCCGGAACAAAATCCCGCTCGCGGAGATCGACGAGGAGGTGCGGTTCGTGTACATCGCGCTGGACGAGCAGGGGCGGATCACGACGAACGTCGCTTGACTTCGCTTCCCTAACCCGCCACCACTCGGGCAGCAGGCAACCCACCCCTTCCCCCAGGAATCAGCCATGCCCCTCGCTCCCATGACCGTCGCCCCCCGCGTCATCAACGTCCCCCTGGCCGCGACCACGGTCGCCCCGACTCTGCTGCGCGTCGAGCCGTTCGCGCCCGGCCAGTCGGTCCTCGCCCTCTCCGCTGGCGCTGGCCAGATTTTCGGCGCTGCCTCGCCCGCTGGTGATGTCGCCCGTCAGCTCAAGTTCATCGTCAAGGGCGCTGACGTCGCTGCCGCTGCCGCGACCGTGGCCCAGACCGCCGCCGCGCGCGTCGGCACCACCAAGGTGACTGGCGACCTGACGATCAACCTGGGCATCGTCGGTGGTCGCCTGCCGTTCTTCGGCGCGATCCCGGCCAACGCCACCAACACCGCCGCCGAAATGCTGGGCGCTATCGTCAAGGTCGATGGTGTCGTGTGGGGCCGTGGCACCGACGCCAACGCGCCGAACCCGGGCGTCAAGACCTGGGTCATGGACGCCGACACCGAAGCCGGATACATCCTCCAGCTCGGCGCGGACGCGACCGATTACATCCCGGTTGGCGCTGAGGTCGAGATCCTGCTCCCGAACCTCGCCATCACGGGCGTGGCCAACAACCTGCTCGCCAAGCCCGGCCCCGCTGCCGGTGCCGCGCTGGCTGCTGGTGTGGCCGAGGAACGCCTGCTGTCCGTCGTTGCGACCCGCACCGACACCGCTGGCCGCTCGGGCGCGCGTGATCTGCGCGTGGACTTCGCGATCTGCGACGTCGCCGCCGTCTCGCTGACCGGCCTCTCGAAGTAAGCTGAAAAGAGCGCCGCCCCGGCCTTGTGCCGGGGCGGCGTTTCTCTATTCTGCCACCAACCCAACGCTCTCGGAGTCCTCATGCTGACCACCGTGGTTCCACGCATCGCCGTCAAACAGGTGATCCTCGGTGCGGCAGGCAAGCTGTCCACCGGCACCATCACCCCCGCGACCCCCGCCACCGGCCCGAAGATCCCTGACCGGATCGTCGCGGCTGACGTGACCAACGCGGCGTCGTGGACCTTCACCGATGTCGCGGGCGGCGTCGGCTTCCCGGTCGCTGCTGGTGAAGTGCGCCACCTGCCGGGATCGTTCGTCAAGGACACGATCTTCGCGGCTGGCACCTACCTCATCTGCTTCTACCTGGATACCTGAGCCATGGCCGACTACCGCATCCAGGACCTCCCGGTGGCATCCGGCGCGGGCCTCCAGACTACGGACATCTTCGAGATCGTGAATGCCGGGGTCTCCCGGCAGCTCTCGTTCCAGACCTTCCTCACCTGGAGCGGGTTCACCAGCGCGGTCGATGGCCGCATCGCCACCGCCGTCGCGGCGGGCGTTGCCCCGAGCGGCCCGGCTGGCGGCGACCTCACCGGCACCTACCCGAACCCGATCCTCTCCCCCGCCCTGGTCGATCCGCCCGGCAGCTACGGCACCGCCACCGCCGTCCCGGTGGTCACGGTCGATGCCAAGGGTCGGGTCATTGGCATCACCACGGTGCCGATTCTCGCGGACCTGAGTCGCGCGGTGCAGTACGACCCTCGTATCCCAGCAGCGTCAGCGGGCGAACAGCTCATCGCCCGCTCGAACATCAATGCTCAGGAGTTCGACACCACCCTGGCCGCAGCGGCAGCCGTCCCTGGCCCGCTGCTCAACTCGCTGATCGTCTGGGATGATGACTCGAACGCGCATCAGGTCGATCTCGCTCCGTTCATGGAGACCTTCATCGACGCTGACACGCTGGTCGCGGCCCGTGCGGCTCTGGGTGTCTCGGCTCCTGGCTTCGTCCCAGTTCTGCGCGTCAGCGATGCGGTCAGCCCGGTTGACCTGAGCCTGGGCATCACCCAGGAGGTGTACATCATCGACGCCTCGGCAGGAAGTGTCGTTCTCAATCTGCCAGCCATCGACGCTTCGTGGAACGGCAAGGTGTTCACCTTCAAGGTGCTTGCCATCACGGTTCCGAACACCATCACGGTGAACTGCGACGGCGCGGACTTCATCGACGGGGCGCTGGTTCTCCCCGCTGGGGCGTTGACCAACCAGTACGAGAGCATCACCATCGTCGCCAACTTCGATCTCGTACAATCCACCTGGAACATCGTATGAGCTACACCCCAGGACAAGTAGGCGCTCCACGGTGGGATGACTGGCGCTGGGCCGGGCAGGGTGTGAACCCGCCCGGCATCCTGGTCCCAGCGGTCCTCACCGAAGTCTCCGCAGCCGCATGGCGCTGGGTGTTCGCGGACGAGGCGGCGATGGCGTTCCCGGATCTCCAGATCCCGCACGACTACCTCGAAGGCTCGAACATCGTTCCCCACATCCACTTCATCCCCACGACCCCCGGCATCTATGCCGGGGCCTGGACGATGGTGTTCACCGGCCACCTGTCGGCGGCAAACGGGAACACGCCCGAAGCCACCCTCGCCACGACCGCGCCCCTCACCGGCCTCACGCTCGGGGCGGGCGAGATGTCGAGCATCGACTTCCTGGCCGTGATCCCCGGCCTCAACCGGAAGATCAGCTCGCTGGGGACCATCCTGCTCTCACTCAACCTGACCACCGTTCCTGGCGGCGGTGGACTGGCCCTCGCAGGCTTCGACGGCCACTACCAGACCGACTCCATCGGCAGTCGCCAGATCCTCGTGAAGTGAGCCATGTCCGACCTGAACACCATCACCAGTATCGGAGCCATCATCGAGAAGGTCGGTATCACCGTCGCTTCGGTGCTGGGTCTGTTGGTGGTGGTGAAGTGGCTGTCCCAGGTCCACCTCAAGGCGCTGAATGACCGGATCGAGCTGCTGGAGAACCTGAACACGAAGCGGGAGATCGAGATTACCGAGGCGCGCAAGCAGATCATCGAGCGCACCGACAGCCACTCGAAGATCGTGCAAGAGCTGGTGACCCAGGTTATGCTGGAACTCCGCGAGAGCCGCCGCGCTGCGGTGCAAACCAACCAGGTGATGACCCGGTTGATCGACACCGTGCTGTCGAAGCCGTGCGTGGCAGCCGAGCTGCATCCCCACGACCACCGCCCGTACACCCGCACCCCGTCGAGCGCCGAACTGCCTGCGCCTCCGCGCGAGGTCCCGACCGACCGCATGGGGGAACGATGAAGTGCATCCTTCTGCTCGCCCTGCTGGCGATCATCGGGCTCCTGCTCGGCGGCTGTGCTTCCAACACGCGCAGCACCGAATCGACGCAGACGGACAAACAGGACGATGTGACGATTTCCGGGGTCATCAGCATACCCAAGGATGAGGGTGGGACGCAGGCTGTCCCCGTGACCTTCACCATCAAGCGCACCGGAAGCGAGACACGCGAGAAGCAGAGCGAGTCCAGCACCAAGCCAGATTATACCGCCATGGGGCAGGCGATGGCGACCGCTCTCCAGCCAGTGATCGCGGCCCTAGCCCCGACAGGAGGGCCGTCCCTACTGAACCTGCTTGGCTCCATCGGCGGCATGGCTACCGTTGCCACCACCGGCTATCTCGCGTTGAAGAAACGCGAACAACTTAAACCCACCAAGAACAAGGAATCATAACATGAGCGACAACAAGAACACCGAGAAGGTCCAATCCTTTTGGGTTGGCCTCATCACCACGCCCGCGCTTTACATCGGCGTGGGCGGAGGTTGCATCGTTGGCTTCGTCCTTGGCAAAGTGTTCGGCTGACATGCTCGGCCTCGGCCTCGGTCTTGGACTACGCTCAACCCCACAGGGCGTGGTAGCTCAGATCGTCGCGTCCTGGGAGACCAGGGTTGCGGCGAACGGTGGCACCGTGTCGCCTGGCACCAAGGCGGCTGTCGTGGCTTTCGTTGCCGCAGCCATCGCCGCTGGCATCTGGAACCGCCTGTTGCGCGTTAACCTGTTCGCCGGAACCGGCCTTGCGGCCTGTCTGACGCCTCTGCTTATTGGAGCGGGAAATGCCATCGAAACGAACGTCAACTTTATCGAAGCGAGCTACACCGAAACCGGCGGGCTGGTTGGCGCATCCGCATCGAATCGGTATCTCCAAACCGGATTCATCTTCACCAAGGCTGGTGCTGTCGGTGGAGTAACCCTAAACGGATTTGCAATCCTTCCCAGCGCCCGCACCGTGTGGGGGGCGACCGATGGTGCGGGTTTCAAGAGCATGCGTCTTGTCAACACCTCCACTCCAGGCACCGAAGCGCATTTCTTAGCGGGCGACGATACCATCAAGACCCTCATCACGCCCAAGGCCAATGGCACCTATTCGTGTCGGCGTGCGTCATCGACAGACCTCAAGACCTTCCGCAATGGAATCGAACAAGCCTCCGATGTCACGGCGAATGCGATAGAGTTTCCGGCCTACGGTATCTACCTGTTCGCCAACAACGCCTCCGGGGTCGCGGGAGCTGCCCTGACCGGCACCATCGGTGGGTACAGCTTCGATGATGGCACGATCCCCGACACGGACCAGCCCGCGTGGCGCACCATGTGGTCTAACCTCAACGTTGCGCTCGGGAGGCCCAACCCCGCATGAGCCTCGACGCCCTGATCGTTCCCACCCCGGCTCACCTGCTGATCTCCAGGATCAACGAATCGCACGCCGACCGGAAGCTCGAACCCGTCGCTGCCACCGATGGCCGCAATGTTCTGTCCGCTGATCTCCTGACCGACTGCGGTCCTGGGCAGACCTGGGCCGACTACGCCGCCGTGCTGACGGTCCTCGACCGTGAAACGGTCGAGATGCCTGAACCCCCGCCCGAGGCGTAGTTCCATTTCCTCCTCACCACGCTAGGGTGTCCCCATGACTGACGTCGTTGAAGCCCGCTCGGCTGCCCCGGACTTCGCGGCGGCACCGCAGATCGAGCAGAAGAACCTCGAAGCTGACAACATCGTCGAGGCCCAGCGGCCCGTCGATCCCAAGGAACGCGCCCTCCTCGTCACCTACAACGCGATGGTGCAGGTGGCCCCGTTCCTCCAGACGTGGTACGAGCGGTTCGACCTCGACCGGAAGTATGTCAACGAAACCAGCCTGATGATCGACGACCAGGATGTGGTCTCGACCAACTATGTCCTGCGCAACCAAGTCGTCCTGCTCGCCAACCTGTTCGCGCGCGACCCAGCCATCTCCTGGAAGCCGGGTCCGATCATCGGTGAGCACCCGCCGCTGTTGCACCAGTACGGCAAGACCCTCGAAATCTTCTGCAAGAAAATGGCTGAGGAGACCGAGATGCGCCGCCTGCTGCGCGGCGCGATCCAGGACACCTCGACGGTCGGCCACCAGATCCTCAAGCTGAACCCCCAGGAAGATCCGAAGCTGGACCCCTGCGGCGCGCGCCGCCAGAACGATCAGCTCGACAACATCGCCCGCTACCAGTGGCTCAAGAAACGCCAAGCGGCCGGGCAGTTCCCGGACGACGCGCCGGTCTCGAAGGAAATCGAGGACCTGGAGAAGGTGGTCATCGCCTACGTCAAAGACCAGATGCGGTCGGACTTCATCAACAACCCCGTGGCCACCCAGCCCATCATCGACCCGATGACCGGCCAGCCGCAGCTCGACCCGGTGACCGGCGAGCCGATGACTCAGGACGACCTGAACGACCCGCGCATCGCGCGCCTGGAGATGCTGGAGCAGGGGCAGCTCCCGCCCGACCACGACGTCGGGGAGATCGGCCGCTACATCGGCTTCAACCTCGACCCGATCCAGGCCGAGGACTTCCGCTTCGACTGGACGTGCACGCAGCCCGAGCGCCTCTACGAATCCGAGTGGATCGCACATCGCGTGTTCATGTCCTACGACCAGTTCGGCTCGAAGTTCGATGTCTCGCCCGAGGAGATCGGGAACATCATCCTGTTCGGCTCCGACGGTCGGCAGATCGGTACGGACAAGCGGTGGACCAAGGCCGGGCAGACCAGCGCGAGCTGGTACGACAGCGAAGGCCCGAGCGACCGCAAGACCATGGAGACCAACTCCAACATGGGCCGCACGGCGGTGTGGGAGATGTGGCACAAGGGTAACGGGCGGGTGTACGTCTGGGCCGAGGGCATGCAGCGGTTCCTGATGAACTACGCCCCGACCATCGTGGGCCGTCGCTGGTACCCCTTCTATTTCTTCGGCTTCAACCGCGTCACCGGGCGCATCCTCCCGCTGTCGGACACCACCCTGACGCGCCAGCTCCAGGACGAGCTGAACCGCCGTCGCACGATGGAAGCGGAGGCGCAGAAGGCTGCGTTCCCGCGCATCTTCATCAAGCGCGGTGCCCTCCAGCCGGGCGAGAAAGAGGACATCGAGAACTCGAACCCCTATCAGGTGATCGAGCTGACTGCCCCCGAGGACATCGCCAAGGCCTTCGCGGAAACCCAGCCGCTGCCGTTCAACCCCGAGCTGTACCGCCGGGACGAGACGCGCATGGAACTGGAGATGATGAGCGGCATCAGCAAGAACGCCGCCGGTTCAGGCGAGGGCGACCTCGCGACCACCGCTGCCATCGCCAACGAGCAGATGGGTGTGCAGACCGACTTCCGCCGCAGCCTGCTCGAAGAACTGATCTACGACATCATGTACGACTTCGCGTACATGGGAAACCAGTTCATCCCCGAGGAGAACATCAAGAAACTGTGCGGCCCGCAGGCCTACTGGCCCCTGCTGGAGCGCGAGCAGTTCCTCCGCTACCTCAAGCTCGAAGTGCGCGCAGGCAGCACGGGTCGCCCGGACGCAGAGAAGAATCTCGCGATCATGGAGAAGTTCGCCAACGTCGCGTCCGCGCTCCAGTTGCCCCTCGACCCCGAGGCCATCATCGAAGATATGATGTACGAGATGGGCAAGAACGATTGGAAGCGGTACCTGATGACGCCCGAGAAGATGATGCAGCGTGCCGCGATGGGCATGCCCTACACCCCGCCCGGCGGCGCTGGCCTTGGCCCGACTGCCCCGCGCGGCAACGCGGCTCAGTCCGCCCCCACCCCGGGCGGCGGCGCGCCCACGATGGCCGAGCGCGGCCCGCCTTCCTCTGACTCCGTACCCGGCCCTAAATAGGACCCACCATGCTTCCTCCCCAACAGTCCCGCCCCACGCCACCCATGATGGACGACGGCGGCGAGGGCATGGCCGTCGCCATGCCCGGCGCGCAAGGCCCCGAGCAGGCTGACCCGATGCAGGAGATCGCCTCTTGCCTCCAGACGCTCGGAGCGATGGGCGTGCAGATCCAGCCCGGCCCGAATGGCACCATCATTCTCGCGGGCGTGCCCGCTGAGTTGCTGGGCCAGATGGGCGCGAGTGACCCAGGTTCACCTGAGATCAACGGCGGTTCTCCTGGTGGCGGTGGCCCCGCTCTGGGATAGCTTGCACAACGAGGAGTAGGACATACCATGGCTGACGACCCGACCACCATCGCACCGCTCGACACGGACTCGAAAGTCGTGCTCGAAGATGCGACCCCACCGCCTGCCACCGATGGTGGCGCAGCGGAAACCCCACCTGCTAGTTCAGGCGAGGGCAGTTCCCCCGACCCGGCTCCCGAGGCCGACCCGCCCAAGGCGGATCCCCCTCCCGAAACGAAGTCGAACCGGGAACGGCTCATTGCCAAACTCACAGGTGAGGAAGATGCAGCCCCTCCCAAAGCTGAGGAACCTGAAACACCTGCGGCCACTGAGCCACAGGCCAAGGAACCCACGCCGAAGGAAGGGGACACGCCCAAGCCCGACAAGACGCCCGAGCCTGCAAAGGACGAGGACCTGTCGGAGCTGACCAACGAGACGGCTGCGAAACTGAAACCGGGAGAGGTGCGGCGGAAAATCAACCGCCTCCTCGAACGGGTGAAGTCGAGCGAGCCGCTGGCCAAGGGGTTCCAGGAGATCGTCGAGACTTGCGAGAAGAACGGGTTTAGCCCGGACGACTACAAGGCTTGGGTCCACCTGGGAATCGGCATCCAGAACGGAGATGAGGGAGCCGTGCAGCGTTTCGCTGCGCTCGCGGAGAAGATGGGGATCACTGCCCCAGCCGCCCCGACCATCCCACCGGACCTGGACGCATGGCTGGAGACACAGGCGAAGGATCTGGAGATCAGTGCCACGGCTACCGCCGAGTTGCGGAAGCGGCTGGGACTGACAGGCGCACCCGCCCCGGCGGCTGCTCCTGCTCCACGCCCCGCCCCTGCGCCTGCTCCGCGTCAGCCCCAACCCCAGGCCCCTGCCCCGAACCCGGAGATCGCGATTCGTTCGCGCGCCACCCAAGAGATTGGTCGGCTCGCAGACGAGTACGAGAAACGGATCGGCGCGGACAACTTCAAGGCTTTGGAACCCCGGATCATGACCGAACTTGCCAAGCGCAAGGGAAAGCACCCGGATGCGTGGCCTGACATCTTCCGTTCCGTCGTGGAGAGTGAACTGGCACGCGCGCCCAAGCCCGCGTCTGTCCAGGGCAACCTTCGCCCCGGTGGTTCGTCGGCACCTGCTTCCCAGCCCGCGTTCAAGACCGAACGTGAGCGCCTCCTCCACAAATATACCAGCTAGCCCTTCCCTATGAAACGGGAGTGGGCTGCACCCGAAAGATACCATGCCCACTCCCGTAACTCCCACCCTCATCCGCGAACTCGGCTATGCGGTCACCACCGATGTGATGAACCGCAAGGAAGCCATCGCCATCGACCGTCGCGCTCTGCCGTGGCTCGACTTCTCCTGGGGCAAGCGCAAGACCGACGCCGGTCAGGCCGGTTCCAAGACCCGCGTCAACCTCAAGGTTGCCGGTGATGAGCAGCTCCAGGGCTGGAACGGCCGTGACGTTCTCGGCTTCCAGGGCAACGAAATCGACCTCACCATGGAGTTCGAGTTCTACAACATCCACATGGGCCTGGAGTTCGTGCACACCGATCTGCTCGACATGGGCTACACGGTGATGTACAACGAGCCGCGCACCAAGAACCTCGCCAAAAAGAGCGGCCCGGACGAGATCAAACGCCTCGCCAACCTG